ATTGAAGGGGATGAGGTCTCATTCGCTGCACCAGATGCAACAGTAAGAAAAGGTAACCAATGTCAGATTTCAACAAAATCTGTAATCGTTACTGGAACTTTAGAAGCGGTAAATAAAGCAGGAAGAAATTCTGAACTTGCATACCAAATCTCTAAAAAGTCAAAAGAACTTAAAAGAGATATGGAAAGTTCATTAACTGCAAACAACGCACCAGTTACAGGAAACGACAGTACAGCTAGAGAAATCGCTGGACTAGGTTCTTGGTTAAAAACAAATGAATCAGCTTCTGGAACTGCACCAAGTACTTCTGGAACTAATGCTAGATCAGATGGAACTCAAAGAGCTTTTACTGAAGATCAGTTAAAGACTGTCATTAAATCCGTATGGGATAATGGTGGCGATCCATCAATGATTATGGTTGGTTCATTCAACAAACAAAAACTATCTGGTTTCACTGGTGGTTCAACTAGATTTGATCCAGCAGAAAACAAAAGATTAGTTGCGGCTGTTGATGTTTATGAATCAGACTTTGGAGCAATGCAAGTTACTCCAAATAGATTTCAGAGAGCTAGAGATGGATTCGTAATTACTCCTGATCTTTTCGCAGTAGCCTTCTTAAGAGATTTTGCTCTTGAAGACTTAGCGAAAACTGGAGATGCTGCGAAGCAATTCTTAGTTACTGAGTACACATTAGAGTCAAGAAACGAACAGGGTTCTGGTATCGTTGCTGACTTAACTACTTCATAATAGTAGTATTTAGTGGGGGGGAAACCCCCCATTAAAAAATTAAACCTTTCGTTTGGTCTTTGAAGTCAAAAGGCGGAACGAAGCAAACAAAGGAAAATATAATGAGAACATTAAATGACTATTTTATTAGTGGAAGAATTACTGATATATCAACAGCAGGTTCAACATTTGTAGCAGTACCTGATGGTGGCAGAATAATTAAAATTATGTCTGTACTTCAAGGAGCTATAAGTGGCGGCAATGCAGCAATCACTTTTGAGATTGGTGGCACTGCGGTGACTGGTGCTGGATTTACAGTTGCACACTCAGGTTCGGCAGTCGGTACAATGGATGGTTCTGTACCAACAGCATTGAACAATGTGCAAGAAGATGGTTCTATTGAAATGATTACTGATGGCAACTCTACAGGTGCTAAATCATTAGATATAACATTCGTAATTAGAAGATAATAAATTAGGGGGTGGAAACACCCCCAAAAATTAGTATAGATATAAATTAGGAGAAAAAAAATATGGCTGGAAATTCAACAGATAGTTTATTTGCGGTAGTATCAACTCAGAAGGTTAGCGTAGCAAGTTCATCTGCACAAAGTGCAGCGATTGCAGCAGGTATTCATCATGTGAGATTGGTTGCTACTAAAAACTGTCATTATTTAATTGGAGCAAATCCAACAGCGACTACAAGTTCTGTATATCTACCTGGAAATGTTATTGAAAAAATAAGATTAAATCCAGGTGAAAAGATTGCAGTAATAAGGTCGTCTGAAGATGGAGATTTACATATCACTTCATTATCTAAATAATGGCTAAGAAGGCAAAAGGTTTTGGCGTAGATAATTACGTTTTAAGAAAAAGAAAAAAACGTAAAGGTCGTCATGCAAAGAGTCCAAATAAAAACTTTACAAAGAAAAAAAGTAGAGGACAAGGTAGAGCATGAGCAAAAGGTTTCAAGAACAAGAAGGTTTAATTAAAACAACTTATCACTCTGACGATATGAATAGACAGGTAGTGGTAGAACGTAATGTAAATTACAAACCTATTATTGACCATAATAAAAAGATGTTTACACATAACGATGGATATTCAAAATCAAAAGATTTAAAAAGAGTGGCATCTATTCCTACTTTAGTTTTAGAATTATGGACTAAAGAATATAACGGATCAAACAATTGGTTTGCCTTGAAAAAAGAAGAACAACAAAAAATTCTAAAAAAAAAATTAAACTCAAATGAGTTTCAATATTTTAGAACAGCACCAGGAAAATTATAATGGCATTAAATACATACTCAACATTAAAATCATCTGTCGCTAATTGGCTAAACAGAACTGATTTAACAGATGAAATTGTAGATTTTATTTCTTTAACTGAAGCAGATTTTAACTCTAAACTTAGAATTAGAAAAATGATTTCAGAATCAACAATAACTATAGATGCAGAAACAGAAGATTTACCAACTGGTTTTTTACAAATAAGAAACTTTTTTATTACATCTGGATCAACCAAATTACCTTTACGTTATATGACACCATCACAGATGGATTCAATTAAAGGAACTTCTACAACAGGCACACCAGAAGTTTATACCATACTAGGAGATAAACTACGTTTTGCACCAAAACCAGATTCTACTTACACCTCAACTATGAATTTTTATAAAAAGTTTGATGTTTTATCAGACAGTAATACAAGTAATTTTATTTTATCAGATCATCCTTCAATTTATTTATATGGTGCATTATACCATGCTACAAATTTTTTAGGTGGGATTGATAAAATGTTAGTTCAAAAATGGCAACAAATGTATGCAACTGCAATGGAAAGACTTGAGAGAAACGATAGAGAGGATCAGTTCTCTGGATCACCTTTACAAGTTAGATCAGAAGATACAATAGCATCTAATTTTGGAGGTAGATAATGCAGCTAAAATTTGGTGAATGGCTTCCAGATCAACCCTCACATTTAAATCCAGGTGCGAATGTTGCAACCAACGTATACTATGCAAGAGATAGTTATAAAAGATTTCCCTCTTTAGTGAATTATAGTTCAAATAATATTGGAGCAGATGCTAGAGGTGGTGGTTCATTTAGAAATAATTCAGGAGCAGTTTTTAATTTTGTTGCAAAAAATACTGACATTTATCAATTAACCGGTGGAACATTTACATCAAGAAAAGGATCACTTACAGGTGGAGACACAGACTTTTGGACATTCACTCAATTTGGTAATCATGTTGTTGCAAGTAATGGAGTAGATGCACCTCAATATTATTTAATGGGTACATCAACAAACTTTGCCAATCTATCATCAATCGCAACAGATGGAACACCACCTACATTTAGAACATCAGGAGTTATAAGAGATTTTTTAGTTACAGGTAATCAAGCAACAGCACAAAATAGAGTTCAATGGTCTGGTATTAATGATATTGGAACATGGACAGCAGGATCAAAACTTGCAGACTCACAAGATTTACCTGGTTCAGGTGGTGAGATTGTTGCAATTACATCAGGTGAGTTTGGTTATATATTTAGACAAAATCAAATTGTTCGTATGGATTTTGTTGGAGGATCAACGACATTTCGGTTTTCAGTGGTATCTCCAAACAGAGGTGCAGTTTATGGTAAAACAGTTTGCCAAGACAACAGAAGAGTTTTCTTTTATGCAGACGATGGTTTTTTTGAAATCAATGGTGATACAATAAAAGCTATTGGTGCAGAAAAGGTTAATCGTTTTTTTGATTTAGATTTAAACAAAGCATTTAGTGATCGTATTTGTTCAGCAGTAGATCCATTTAATCAATTAGCTTTGTGGCTATATCCCTCTGCATCAAACACATCTAATACAACAGGTGTTTGTGATAAATTAATCATATATAATTATGCAACGGAAAAATGGTCATTAGCAGAATCTAATGCTTCATTTATATTTTCACAGTTCGTAGGTGCTTATACTGTAGAGTTGATGGACATTATTTCACAAAATTTAGAGAATATTAATATAGCACTAGATACTGATTTTTGGTCTGGAGGACAATTATTGTTAGGTGCAATTGATTCCGATTTTAAAGCAGCTATTTTTTCTGGAACATCAAATGAGATAGAAACTGCCGGATCTGGAAATCAAATTCAAATCGGACTTCCAAATGAAGTTGCAATTACAACTTCATTAGTGGTTGGTTCTGCCACAACTATTAATGCTGCCGGTATTATTGCCGGTGTTATTACCGCAACAACATTTAGTGGTGGTTTAGAAACATCTAATCTTTCGGGAACCATCACCAATGCACAGTTGGCAGGTTCTATTGCTAACTCTAAGTTGGCAAACTCCAGTGTTTCTTTTGGTGGAGTATCTGTTGCTTTAGGTGCTGCCGATGCCACACCGGCATTTGACCTTTCTGATGCCACTAACTATCCCACTTCAAGTCTTACTGGAACCATTACCAATGCACAGTTGGCAGGTTCTATTGCCAATGGTAAACTAGCAAACTCTAGTATTGCTATTGGTGGTATTACATTTAACTTAGGCGACACTGATGCGACTCCGGCATTTGATTTGCAAGATGCGACAGGATATCCTACTTCTAGTCTTACTGGAACCATTACCAATGCTCAGTTGGCAGGTTCTATTGCTGATGGCAAATTAGCAAGTACATTTTTAAAGAATGTAGTTGAAGATACTTCACCTCAACTTGGTGGAACATTAGATACTAATGGAAATCTAATTCAATTTGGTGATAGTGGTAGTGCCACCGATGATAGATTACAGTTCGGTGCTTCACAGGACTTGCAGATTTATCATGATGCAACTGATTCAATTATTGATAATACTAATGGTGATTTATATTTAAAAACTACTGGAAGTGGTGATGATATTATTATCAGGGCAGCTGATGACGTTATCATTCAAACACAGGGAAGTGAAGGTGCTGTAATAGCAAGGGGCAACGGAACTGTAGAACTTTATTATGATGGTTCTAAGAAATTTGAAACCACTGGGATTGGTGTATCTATCGTAAATGGTACAGAAACGACCGCAACGATTGCCGGTCCG